CACAAGAAAAGAACTCACAAAGACACTTTAAATTAACTAATGGTTGTGAGGTTAAAGCTGTTGCAACATCTAAAGATGCTTTGCGTGGTTATACACCCACTATTCTTATTTTTGACGAGGCGGCGTTTATTGATGCGGATGATGATTTCTGGTCGGCTTGTATGGCATCGTTATCTACGGGTGGTAAGGTAATAGTTATATCTACACCTAATGGTTTTGATGCAATTTATTATGCTATCTATGACCAAGCCTTAAGAGGAATGAATGATTTCCGTATTACTGAAATGTACTGGTATCGTGACCCTCGTTATGCAAAAGATTTAAAACTTATTAAGTGTAAAGATATAGTTCATTATATGCTCAATAGAGAAGATTATGACGATAATGAAATAATAATTGAATATGGTCATATAGACCCAATGAAGAGAGATTTTGAAGAAATTAAATCAAAATTTTCTGAAGGTTACAAACCATATTCGTCATGGTTTGAGTCTATGGCAAAAAAACTTAAGTTTGACCGTAGAAAAATTGCACAGGAATTAGAATGTAATTTCTTGGGTTCAGGTGACAATGTAATTCCACCTGAGACTGTAGAATTCTTAAGAGAGAATACTATTATGGAACCTGAAAATAAGTTTATGGGTGGTGCAATGTGGCAATGGAAAGAACCCATTGAAGGTCATAAATATATTATGGGTATTGACGTATCTCGTGGTGATTCTGAAGACTTCACAACATTTTGTATTGTTGATTTTGATGAAAGAGAACAGGTTTTAGAATATTTGGGTAAGATTCCACCTGATGTTGCTGCTGAGGTTGCTTTTAAGTGGGCAACAATGTATAATGCTTTTGTTGTAATTGATATCACAGGAGGTATGGGTGTGTCAACATCACGTAAACTACAAGAAATGGGTTATAAAAATTTGTACGTTGATGGTGTTAATATGGCGGATAAATGGAAATATAATCCAAAAATGCATGAAAAGATTCCGGGATTAAACTTTAATTCAAAAAGGGTACAGATTATTGCTGCTTTTGAAGAGGCTTTAAGACATAACTTTAAAGTACGTTCTAATAGGTTGTTAAATGAATTGGGTACGTTTGTGTATGTAAATGGTAGACCTGACCACCAAAAAGGACAACATGATGACCTTATTATGGCAATGGCGATGTCGATATATGTGGGTGAAAGTTCATTTAGTCAACTAGAAAAAGTAACAGAACAGACAAAGGCGATGTTAGATAGTTGGTCTGTATCTACTAATGAGTATAAAGAAAAATCACAAGATTTTAATCCATCTATCCCGGTAATGCCAAATTCAAATAATCATAGAGGTATGTATCAAAACCCATCAAGAAATGATTATGAGAAGTATTTATGGTTATTCGGTAAGTGATATTTAATTTAATTAAATATTTCATACTATTTATGTAAAAAGTATTTGAATGGCAGAAAACAATTTAACAATATGGCAAAGACTCGGTCAAGTATTTGGTCCTGACTCTACTTTAGACCAACAAGCACCCATATATAGGTTTGATAAGAAAGAACTCTTAAAGACTCCTAACAAACAGGATTATGAAAGAGAAAAACTTCAAGCACAACAATCCTTATATTTAGGTCAACAATGGACAAAGATTGAAAATAATCTTTATACACAAGCCGTTTACTACGAACCAACTAGACTTGCGTCTTATTACGATTATGAGAGTATGGAATATACTCCTGAAATATCTGCCGCATTAGATATATACGCTGAAGAATCAACAACAACAAATGAAGATGGATTTATATTACAAATTTATTCAGAGAGTAAACGTATTAAATCAGTTCTTGCTGACTTGTTCAACAATAGACTTGATATTAATACTAACTTACCTATGTGGACAAGAAATACTTGTAAGTTTGGTGACAACTTTGTCTATTTAAAGTTAGACCCTGAAAAAGGGATTATGGGTGGACAACAACTTCCTAATATTCAGATTGAAAGATTAGAAAGAGGTATGAAATATTCACCAAATAGAAGTAGTACAACCACAGAGAACGACGCTCTAAAATTCTTATGGAAAGATAAGGATATGGAGTTTAACACTTGGGAGATTGCCCACTTTAGATTATTGGGTGACGACCGAAAACTTCCGTATGGTACTTCTATGTTAGAAAAAGCAAGAAGAATATGGAAACAGTTATTATTAGCCGAAGATGCGATGTTAATATACAGGACATCAAGAGCACCTGAAAGAAGGGTATTTAAAATATTCGTTGGTAACATGGACGATAAAGACGTTGAGCCATATGTAAACCGAGTCGCGAATAAATTTAAAAGAGACCAAATTGTGGACCCATCAAACGGTAATGTGGATTTGAGATACAATCAGATGGCGGTTGACCAGGATTATTTTATTCCTGTTCGTGACCCAAATGCACCAAACCCAATTGATACATTACCGGGTGCACAGAACCTTTCAGAGATTGCAGATATTGAATACATCCAAAAGAAATTGTTAACGGCTCTTCGTGTTCCTAAGGCATTCTTGGGATTTGAAGAGGTAGTTGGTGATGGTAAAAACCTATCATTACAGGATATTAGATTTGCAAGAACTATTAATAGAATTCAAAAATCTATGATTCAAGAATTAAATAAGATTGCTATTATTCACCTTTATCTTTTAGGTTTTGAGGATGAATTAAACAATTTTACTTTAGGTCTTACCAATCCATCAACACAAGCAGACCTTCTTAAGGTTGAACAATGGCAACAGAAAATTCAGTTGTATCGTGATGCTACTACTGACCCAGGAAATGGTATATTACCTGTTTCAGCGTCATGGGCTAAGAAACACATTCTTGGGTTCTCAGATGAGGAAATTAAGTTGGATATTCAGCAACAACGTATTGAAAAGGCGGTTGCATCTGAACTTGAAAAGACTGCTGAGGTTATAACTAAGACAGGTATTTTCTCAAATATTGATAAATTATATGGTAACAAACCTGGTGAAGGAGGAAGTGCAACACCTGAAGGTGAAGTAACCGAACCTGCGGATACAGGATTTGGAGACCTTGGCGGAGGACTTGGTGATATGGGTGGAGGTGAGAGCACACCACCAGCACCTGACTTAGGTGGAGGAGGTGAAGAGGCGGCACCAGCACCTGAATTGGCACCTGAATCAAGAAACATGGACGATTTAAATTTGATACTTGAAGATGACTTATTAAGTGGTTTAGATACTTTAGATTTATCAAAAGGAAAGAAATCAATAAATGAAATAGACGATAAATTGAGCGAGTTGTTAAATTCGTAATATTTATTAAAAAAAAATATTATGACAAAATTCGGTATTATAAAAACTAAAATTGAAGAGTCTATGGCTAAACTCTACGGTAAAGAAGGGTTTAAGTCACATCTTAAGAACTTCAAAACAAAAGTTTTGGAAAATAAAAACTTATCAAACATATATTACATTTATGATGATTTATCATCTAAAAAAGGTATTGATAAGGAAATTGCCACAGAGTATGTTAATGAGTCTATTGAACAATTACAATCATTAATTGAAAAGAGTAATAATGAAATTAAATCATTGTCTGAATGGATTGATACAATCATTAAAGATGATATGAACAATTACTCAGATATTGATAATGTGGTTTATAATAACAAGTCAATTAAGAATTTAGAAAGTGTATTAGAATCTAAGAAGAATATTAAGAATGTTATTGTTTCAACAAAAGAGTCTAAAGTGGTAAAGGAGTCAATTAATATACCATTGTCGTCAATGTTAAAAATTGCATCTAATTCTTTCAATAAAGAATATGAGAATATTAATGAATCTGAAAAAGAAGAATTAAAAAATTTATTGTCATTGTCTAAAGATGAGGTAAAGGTTAAATTTGAAGAATTAAAAGAATCTGTATTAAATAAATTAAATTCAAATTTAAACGAAACTAACGATTCAGAAATCAAAGAAAAAATAGGATTAACAATAAACAAAATTTCTGAATCACAAAGTGATTTATTATCACTTTATAAACTTAAACAATTAAATGAAGGATTATGAAAAAAGTTTTAGAATTTATTAAGAAAATTTATTCAGTATGTAAGAACTGGGTCGTATCTAACGGAGTAGAAGGTGTATTAGGTCTTCTAGTTGGTTTAGTACTTTGGATTATGGGATACAAAATTTGGGCTGGATTTTCATTTGGTGTATTTGCTACACGCAATTGGGATATCTTAAAAGCTTGGGTTATGTCTAAATTTAATAAGTAATATAAATTTTCTTTAAAAATAAAAAGGTGTCTTTCGACACCTTTTTTTGTTTTTAGTCTTTTAGACTGTCCTTTAATTGTTGAACGTATTTGGCTTTTTTGATTTTTTCTCTTTTTACCGTACACTTCTTTTTAAATTCTTGACGGTTACGAACCTCTTCCATTTGTTTGGTTTTGATGACCTTATACTTATAACGTTTAAGGGCTCTATCAATAGATTCGTTTTTTCCTACCTGTATTACTATCATATATTAATATTATGATAATAAATATATTCATTGTAGTCAAGTTTTGACTTAGAGCTAAAATTGTTTTATAATTTATAAAAATAAACGAAGAGTAATATGAAAATTAATGAAAAAAGGTAAAACATCTAAGTTAAATGTTTTTGAAAATGCTAAATGTTATTATGGTACAGTAGATTCTAAAGAATTAAAAACAATTTATATAGTTATTCAATCATGGGTTGAACCAAAAAAAGAAGTACAAAATTGGGATAGAGTAACGGGTAATTTAAAAAGACAAATTCAACATAATTTATTAGAAAGTGTTGATTTGATAACATTTGAAAAACATTCAATAGTTGATTTAGATTTAAGGACTAGCGGAATACAAATGGATAAGAGGTCATTTATGAATTTAGAAATAACCCTATTTTTAAAAGATAAAAATCAAGATTTTAAATCACTAATCTTAAGAGATAAAATAAAAACAATAGTAACGTCAGTATATAAAGACGAGTTGTATAATTCCACATATTTTACATTATCAAAAAGTAAAACCAAAAAGGTTTAATATTTATTGTAAAATTCTATTGTGAATATATTAATAACCGAAGAACAATTAAAAAAATTTAAAAAGCATCTTAAAGAAGAAAAAAATTCTTTAGATGCTTTAAATAATTTTATAGATAAAAACAAAGTTTATGAAAGAGGTTCTTTAAAAATTTATTTAAAGAATATTGAATTGACGGGTGATATGGATGACCCATCAATTGAGGCAACAATAGACAAGGTTATTTTTAATAAAAAAGATGTTACAGATTTTGCAATAAATTATGCGCTGTATGATGAGTGGACTAGTGATGATTTACCATTAGCAACATC